ATTTGACAGTGACCGATCCTTTGGATGAACAATACGTCAAGGATGAGTTGGAGAAGAAGGCAGAGTTAGACGAACAAGACGAAGAAGATCGTCAACGTCGAAGAATGATGTCGTCGTCGGAGGAGAAGGAGGACAAGAGACTGGCTGCAATATTGGGGATCGTCGATAACTCATTGTTGGCTGCAGAGAGCATGCAGAAACATGAAGAATTGATGGCAATGCAGTACATACCCTCTAGTTACTATGTCGAACTCCCTGACACAAAGTATGAAGAAACGGTTGTTCTGAAGGACGCTGATCTGCCTGACAATAGAAAGGCACGTAGACAGAGTGTTTCTCAACAACTCTTACATCAAGAGTTAGTAAATCTACAGTATGAAAAGAAATAACAATTATAAAAACTAGGAGCAAGAAATGAATAAAGCACTTATCCCTGCGATCATGGGATTAACATTTGCTGCCGCTGTGGCTGCTGAGATTCCGATTACCGGAAACGTAGAGTCTAAGTGTATCGTTACTACTGACGCCAACGGTGTTTATGGTAACCCTACGCCTAGTCTTCTGAGTACAACACAGGCAAACGGTGGTGTAGAACCTGTGGTTCGTTACGATGTAATTCAGGCGGACTACTACAAGGCGTTGATCAGTGTACCAGACGTTTTCACAGAAAGCCCTGCACTGAATGATGTTGTCAACTGGTCTGGTGACGTTACGGTTGGAGAAGTATCTGACCCTCTTATGTCTGCATACGACAATGACAAACGTCTATATAACAATATTACGGAGATTGATTTGACCGTTGCGGGAAGCACATGGTTTAAGATTTCTTCTGAAGCAGATTACGGATACGACAAAGCGTTCCCTGCTGGACAATACCGTTCGGTTGTGACTGCGGAGTGTATCGCAAACTAAGGTGACTCTATGCGTTATATCATGACATTGTTATTTCTTTCCCTGTGTGGGTCAGCAATGGCCCACCAGTGGACACCCACCTATCCGAAGTTAGAACCTTCGTATGTGAATGGTGCATTGAAAGCAACAATGACGTTATTCAATAGTAGACAGGATGTTTCCTATTACGAGATCGGTGTATTTGACGCCGATATGAAACCCGTGAAGTTTGCGACTGCGGAACGAATCGTTCAAGTCGGGTATCTACGAAGAATGAAGATTGATGTCTTCATTCGTGAACAGGACAGAAACGTAGCTGTATACATCTGTTCGAAATCCAAATTATTGAAGGGTGAGGGTACAGCAACTCTTATCGCTTCTAGAATATGTTCGAAGATAAAATGAAACCAAGTAGATTTCTGTTATTCATCATTCTGTACTTTTGTGTAGGTTTCTACTGTGGTGCAGTGTATGGACAATCAAGTTCACTGAACCTCGCACTACCGCAATCGCCACAGAGTTTTCAATCCGACAGGGTAAGAGCAGGAGACCTAGAATGTTCTGCGGCCATTGGATCGTCTACCAACGTGGAGTTTGGTGTGGTGGGTATTCTGAACCAGAATGATCCTTGGGATCAATACCGCAACACGATGAACGTCCAACCCATCGACGGTGGGTTTAATGGTCTGACATACAACGACAACTTCATGAGAGACGTTGGCGTGTATGCGAAGATCACCGTTCCTATTGGTGCACCGAAAGAACGTCTGAACTGTAACGCCCTGTACAAACTAGAATTAGAAAAGAAGAGACTAGAAGTCATGAAGTTAAAACAAGAATTAAATGCGCTTCGTAACTTACAGTTCGAGGAGAACTAATGTCAGACGAAGATAAGACTACAATCGAATTTGGGGGAATGTCATTTACTGGTGGTAAGGCGTTTGCTCTGGTAACCGCACTCTCTACACTCGGTGGTGCCGCTTGGGGTGGTTTTGAAATCTACAAAGACTATATGGATATGAAAGAGATTATCCAGAACATAGATACCACAGAGATTGAGAACAGAAACCAACAGATCGAAATCAAGATGGATGAGATGTTGGCGCAAGTGAATCAGGCCATCGACTACTCACGTAGTATCAAGAATGACCTGAGAGACGACTTCAACCGTATGGAAGCGAATGTAGACCGAATCGAAGATCAGTCCCGTGACCTAGAAACTGAGGTTGAGGATATGATTGATCGTGCAGATGAACGTTTTGATATGAAGCGTGAATCATTACAGATGGACACTGATAAGAAGATTGAAGCACTGGAGAAGAGACTGAACGATAAGATTCAGACGTTCCTAGATAATCCTCTTGCCGATGGTTAAATTAAGGCTTGACAGATATGAATTTTCGTGTTATACTAACAGCTATCTCTGTGGGGATGCTGATTACTGGATGTTCGCTAATCCCATCTCGGTGGGATGACAACGAAGCAGCCGGAGTCACCGATCTCTACAACTCTATTGTCACTATGGATTGCACTCTTCAACCTGTACTTATAAAACGTATGGTAGAGGATATTGACAAGAAGCACACGTGGGTGTTACACTACACCCAACTCAAAGGTACAAAGGACATCGAAAGTCTTCTATTGAAGATGGATGATACTATTGATGGAATGGTCAAGCAGGAAAAGATCAACCCTGCTTATTGTAAAATCAAACAAAGACTACTCACTGAACAGTCAGAGGCAGTCGCTGCAACTATTATGGGAAGATTCAAATGAACGAACTTGAAGAACTAGAGTCAATTGTCGCTCTTGAAGATGAGGATTGGGAAGCATCCCGTCTTGCAGAAGTATTCATCGATATGGTCAAGTCCCGTGAAGCCGGTGAATTGACCGAAGCGGAGTTCACGGAACTCGTGGGTGACATGCGTCAGACTGAACTCATGTATGATGAGTCTGAGATGACCATTGCCAGACAACGGTTAGTAAAAGTTGCCGAAACCCTCGCAAAATTTAGCTAAAAAAACTTAAAATAATTTCAAAAAACGCTTGACAAACTTGTTTCGACTATGAGATAATACGTATGTTGTCTGGGGAGAGGTTCCCCAAACGCCTTAACTACGGAGAAATATATTATGTCACATGAAGTTGAAACTATGGCCTACGCTGGTGCACTCCCTTGGCACGGTCTAGGTGTTGCGGTATCTAACGATCTGACTCCCCGTCAGATGATGCAGAAAGCTGGTCTTGATTGGACAGTCGAGAAGGTTCCTACCTACGCACGTATCTATTCTGAGTTCGAAGGTGGAAGTCCTCTTGAAATCCCAACGGGTGTTGAAGCCCTTGTCCGTTCTTCGGACAACAAGGTTCTGACTCAGGTCGGTTCTGGTTGGAACCCTGTACAGAACGAGGAAGCGTTTGACTTCTTCGCAGAGTACTGTGCTGCGGGTGACATGGAAATGCACACCGCTGGTTCTCTGAAAGGTGGTCAGATGGTCTGGGCACTCGCCAAGATCAAGGAGTCTTTCGATATCCTTGGTGGTGACCAAGTTGACTCTTACCTTCTGTTCTCTAACCCTCACCAGTACGGTAAGTCGATTGACGTTCGGTTCACTCCGATCCGTGTTGTGTGTAACAATACTCTGACACTCTCTTTGGGTCAACAGGTTGCCAACTCTTGCAAACTGAACCACCGTTCAGAGTTCAACCCTGAGAAGGTGAAGGAAGCCCTTGGTATCGCACACGAGAAGTTTGCGAAGTACAAGGAGATGGCAGAGTTCCTGTCAACCAAACGGTTCGACATGGAGTCTCTCATTCAGTACTACAACGAGGTGTTCCCACGTACCTACCAAGGTAAGAACCCTCCCGTAGTCAAGGAGTTCAAGGACTTGACCACCAATGGTCAGAAAGCGTTCGAACTTCTTGAGACGCAACCTGGCGCTGAGTTTGGGGAAGGTTCATGGTGGCAGGCACTCAACTCAGTGACCTACCTGACCGATCACAAGATGGGTCGAAGTGCGGATACCCGCCTCGCCTCTGCGTGGTTCGGATCGAACCAAACCCGCAAAGAACGTGCGGTTAACAAGGCAGTCGAGTTCGCAACGGCTGCCTAACATAGAACGGGGGGTTATAAGACCCCCCCTTTTTATGAAAAAATATTCTAAGAAATTTCACTTTTTTTCGCTTTTCCGCTTGCAATCAAAGCAAGAATATGGGATAATTACCCTGTAATTGAGAGAGAGGTGTTTATTATGATTACTAACTTTATTGCTCTGCGTTCTAACCCCGTCCTCGTTGAGTTCCGTGACTATGTTCACTCTTTCTACGGTAAGGGTGGAATCTATGACCTCGGTTGCAGTATCCCCGAAATCGAAGTTGCGATCATGGACTACATCAAGATCGTGAGTGACCCCGATAGGTTCGAAGAGTGGGGTGACGGTGACTCTCTTGACCGTGAACGTGTTCGGGAGATTCTTGAGAATGATTACAGCTTTGAGGAGATTGCATGAGAAAATACCACTACGAATACCAAACCTATCTGTTGAAACACACTCGTAAACAGAACAAGGGTGCGGGTTATACTCAAGACTCTGAACGTCTCAAGACCTACCGTGCTGAGTGGGCGTTCCAGAGTCGTGTGAAACTTCCGCAGTTCAAGGACATCAAGGAAGCGCAGAAGTTCGCCAAGAAGGTTTACAAGTCCAAGACTTGGCAGAAACTCTGGAAACAGAGTATTGAAGGTGACGTGACTCGACTCTTCGCCTCTAACCCGAAGGTGGTTCAGAAGGAACGGTCTTCTGGTCGGGGTACTTCTGGTTTTACTAACGGTTATACCGTGACCCTAGATAGTATCGCTGGTTTCGATGCGTACACGTTGATCCACGAACTGACTCACTGTTTGGGTCACATGCATCATGGTCGATCTTTCCGAAAGGCTCTGTTGTCAATGGTTGGAGTCTTCCTTGGTGCGGAGCACAAGAAGATTCTGAAAGAAGAATTTAAGAATCGTAAGTTAGCGTTCGGTGAGGCACGTAAACCTATGAGTTACGAACAGTGGGTGGCTGCGAGAGAACGTATGGAGAAAATGCGTAATGGTTGATGGAAAAGGTGATCCGATGGTTCGTGCAGAAGGCCGAACCAAACCAGATCGAAAGTGGTATCCTGAAGATTTCGATTGGTATCTGAAGTGGATGGCGACTGTCGCTATCCTTACTTCGGTACTGTTCCGTAATGCTGGGCCTAATTATCGTGAATATGATCTTGCCATAGGTACTGTAGGTACGATACTATGGTTGTGGGTGTCGATCATCTGGCGTGATCGTGCTCTTATTTTGTTGAATGGTGCAATGACAATCCTGTTGGGCACTGCATTCATTCGGGAGTTTTTATGAAAGTTTTTGAACATGTAGACGTTGAACTAAAAGAGATGGTTGCAGAGACAACCGAATCTGGTCGGATCTACAAAACACCGGAGGGTATCGGTTTACCCTCCATCACAACCGTACTCAGTATACTATCACGTGACAGTATTGCGAAGTGGCGATCACGTGTGGGAGAAGCTGAAGCGAATAAAATCTCTCATCGTGCATCTACTCGTGGTACACGTGTTCACGAAATCTGTGAAAAGTATGTGGACAATGACCCCGATTATAAAGAAGGTTACACACCCGATATCATTGAGTCATTCATGCAGTTACAACCTATCTTGGATGAACGTCTGACTAAGGTCTATGCACAAGAAGCGCCTCTCTACTCCACCCATCTTGGGGTGGCAGGTCGTGTTGACTGTGTTGGTATCTTTGATGGTAAACTATCCATCATCGACTACAAGACCTCTATGAAACCCAAACGACTTGATTGGATTAAGAACTACTTCATGCAAGAGTCTGCCTACGCAATCATGTGGGAAGAACGTACAGGTATGCCTATCACACAGTTGGTGACTATCATCTCTGTGGATAATGCAGAACCCCAAGTGTTTATCGAACACCGTGACAATTGGGTGCGTCCTTTGCGTGATACAATTGCACAGTATAATGAGGAAAATTCGACTATCCAATTCTTATAAATAGTGTTATAATTTAATTTTCAACACTAATGGGTAATCGAATGTTAAAGTTTTCAACCTTCCTGTCAGAGTCATCTCTCACTTTCGGTGAGATCACTCGTGATGACAGGGCGTTTCGTTTGGACTTGTTCCTGCGTAAGTACAAGGGCAATGAACCGTTTGATCTGACAGACGGTAGTCAGGTTGTCCTGAAGTACAACGCAGAGATTGAGAAGTCACTCAAGGCCAAAGACGCCAAGACTGCGAACTCTATTGGTTTGGAAACAAATGCGGGTGAGAAGATCGCCTTCGGTAAACTGGCCAAGTCTGCAGAGTTTGGTGGTGGACGTGGTTCGGGTGGCGGATCAGACAATACCCGTGCAACCGAATCCGCTCAGTGTGTCTACCTACAGTGTATCTGGGATGACCCCCAAACCAAATTCACTCCCGATGATATTCGCAACGCATACAAAAAGACTCACGTTGATGCCTCTATGGATGAGGTTCTACTTGGGGATGAGACTTGGATTTCCACATCTATTGACGCTGCACGTCTTATCCACAAGGTACTGAAGAGAAAGAAATACAGTTTCCATCGTGGGTCGAGTTGGGTCGATGCACTTGAGTCCAAGTTCAAAGAGGTCAATAAGAATGATGGTCGTCCTTTCGCAAACGTCAACAAGTGGACTCCTGCAGACATCTGGATGGTTGCAGAAGGGGCGGAAGGTAGATATGATATTCAGGGTGCGGAGTCCATCCAGTACCTCAATAACGAATTGATGAAAGCCTATGCAGAGAGGGACATTATCGGTGTCTCTCTAAAACAAACTGGCAAGAAACCAAGACTGGTTCAGGTCAACTACAAGGCTCCTTTCAAAGCTCCCAAGTTCACAAGAGTAACCTACGGTAAACGTGACTTCTTTAAATCGAAGGACGGTTATCTCTTTGGTGCGGGTGGTGTTGAAATGCAATTCCGTACCTATCCCACATTCCAGACTGAGGTAATTGGTAAGAACGCAAAACACGGTAAGGTCTCGCATGGTGGTATCGACGCTGCACTCTATGCGACAACTCGTGATAAGACCGAGAACCGTAAACAACTAGAAGCCTATATCAAGAAAGACCGTGAGGGATTCCTTGACAAGTTCTATGGATTCTATACCTCTGCGGTACAAAATCCGGTAGACCGCCAGAAGTTCGGTGAAGAACTGGCGAGTAAGAATGTAGAGTGGTTGGTATCGAAATATTATGTCACATCTATTTTTGTGATGATCAGGGGACGTGAACAGGACTTCATGAGTTATCTGTATCGTGTCGCAAAGTCAGAATCACCGCTCTCTGCGGTTCACTTAAAGGTAATGTAACATGGCTATATCTCATTATATGGAGGGAGACCTCTCACTCAATATTGCACGTGGTATTGTTCTCAATGCAAGCGCAGAACATAAATTTGGGGCGGTTCCCGCAATGTCAACCGGAGAAACCGGAACGATATGGGATATCAATGACACCCCATATCCTTGGACTGCATTTGATACTGCCGGAGTGTTAACCATTCCTCCAGTAAATGTTGCTGATAATGGCGGAACCGTAACCGTATTTGGTTTAGACGCAAATTACGAACCACAGACCGAATCTTTTGTTGTGTCAAATACACTAACAACTACCGGAACCAAAACCTTTAAACGAGTACATCGTGCATACTATACTGATGGTATCACTAATGTCGGTGCTATTGACATTCAACGTGGCGGTACAACTGTTGCAAGAATTTCAGTTGGTAAAGCTCAAACTCTTATGGCAGTCTATACAGTACCCTATGGATATACAGCATACTTGTCTACAGGTACCATGTCTATCGAGAAAGGTGGTGATGCGAGTGGTAACTTTTTTGTTCGGTATTTCGGTCAATCATCCTTTCGAATAGCACATTCATTCGAAGTTGGAGATGGTTCACAATACAAGTATAATTTCGCAGTACCTTTGGCACTTCCTGCGAAAACTGACATCGATGTAAGGTGTACTATGAAGACTAACAATTCTCGTGCTTCTGCTGCGTTCGACATGATTCTAATTAAGGATTAATTCTATTATGAATTTTTTAGAGTTTATCACAGAACAGAAAAATACTCACATGACCCATATTGAGGACAAGGTTCTCTATGGGGGTGTCAAGGGTACACGAGAAGCAATCTTTGCCTTGCGTGAGTTACGTGACATGTTGTCAGGTAAACACGAGGGGAAAGTTTCTGTTAAGTGGGACGGTGCGCCTGCAATCTTCTGTGGTCAAGACCCCCGAGACGGTAAGTTCTTTGTCGCCAAGAAAGGTATCTTTGCGAAGAGTCCCAAGGTCTACAAGACAGATGCAGAGATCGATGCGGACATGTCAGGTGACCTCGCAGACAAGATGAAGGCTGCATTGCAATACTTACCCGCATTGGGAATCAAGGGTGTCATTCAGGGAGACTTCCTGTTTGGGCCTGGCGATCTACAGAGAAAGAAAATAGACGGAGAGTCCTATGTTACGTTTCATCCTAATACTATTGTATATGCTGTTCCCGTTAAAATGGCTTCTGATATTCTGAAAGCGAAGATCGGTATTGTATGGCACACCACCTACACGGGTAATGACTTCGAATCCATGAAGGCATCCTATGGTGTGAACGTGTCCAAGTTCAAGAAGTCTACTGCAGTCTGGTCTCAGGATGCGATGTTACGAGACGTTACCAAGGCAACCATGTCTGCGAGTGACACCGAAGAAGTTAATGGATACCTAAGTACTGCAGGCAAATTGTTCAATAAGATTGCCGGATCGACCCTTCGTGAGTTAGAATCAAAACAACACATTGCACAACTGATCGAACAGTACAACAACACTTTTGTGCGGCAAAATCAAGTGATTGGCGACACTAATCTGCACGTAAGAGGGTTGATCAAGTGGATCAACGATAAGTTCCAGAAAGAGGCTGACAAACGTTCTACTGAAAAGGGTAAGGCAACACAGTATACAAAACGAGACGAAATCCTAGAATTCTTCTCACCCAAGAACCGTAAGTCTCTGGTTAATATGTTTGATTTGCAAAAAAGTATCGTACTTGCGAAGTTAAAACTTATAAATAAACTTGATAGTTTAAAGAAGATTGATACTTTTGTTAAGACCAAACAGGGGTATAAAGTAACCGGAGAAGAAGGTTACGTTGCAATCGATAAACTTGGTGGTGATGCGGTGAAACTTGTTGATCGTATGGAATTCTCATACAACAACTTTTCACCAGATATACTTAAGGGATGGGATAAACCAACGAGAAACTAGAATGTCTAAACCGTTACGATTTAAAGATTTTGTAAGCGTAGATTACACTCAGTCGGGTGATGATCAACTTGCAAATCAATCAAAGAAAAGAAAAGAACACATCCCCACAGGTAACACTGGCGAGGCGTTAGACTTTACTGCTCGTCGGAAACTTGCTCGTTCCATGAAAAAGAATAAAGCAAAGATTGCGATTGGTCGTAAGAGGGCCGCACGTAAGTTTGCAGACATGGACAAACTCAAGAAACGTGCACAGAAACAGGCACGTATGACATTCTTTAAGAAAATCACCAAAGGCATGTCCAAGGACGAACTCTCCTTCGCACGTAGACAGGATATTGAGAAACGTCTAGATAAGATGAAACCTAAGATTGATAAACTAGCTCGCAAACTTCTTCCTAAAGTTCGCCAGCAAGAAAAAGACCGTAAGCGTGGCGGAAACGATGATGATTAAGAATTTTTCACAATACCTGATCGAAGAAGAAAGAGAAGTTTATTTTACCTTTGGTAGAATGAACCCACCTACTATTGGTCACGGTAAAGTGATGGACACCCTTTCAACCAAGTCTGGAAAAGCAGACTATAAGGTGTATGTGTCCCAACAGAGTAATCCGAAGAAAGACCCTCTCTCGTATTCAGACAAAGTAAAACACATTCGTAAGATGTTTCCAAAACATGCACGTAATGTGATGATCGACAAGAACATCAAGAACGTCTTCGATGTCGCTTCCCGTCTGTACGATCAGGGTTACAAGAGAATCACGATGGTGGTTGGAGAAGACCGCATTCGTGAGTTTGACGTGTTGTTGAACAAGTACAACGGTGTCAAGGCTCGTCACGGATTCTACAACTTTGAGAACATTAATGTAGTCTCTGCTGGTAAACGTGATCCCGATGCAGAGGGTGTTGAAGGTATGTCCGCATCGAAGCAACGTGAGAATGCGAAGAACAATGACTTCGTTACGTTCGCTCAGGGTGTACCCAAAACAATGTCTGACAAGGATGCACGTAAACTCTTTAACGATGTGCGTAAGGGAATGGGTCTCAAAGAAGAGCGTTCTTTCAAGAACCACATCGAACTTATGCCTGTTTCTGAAACAAGAGAACAGTACGTACAAGGGGAACTGTATGGGCTCGGTGATACAGTCGTTATCAAAGAGACTGAAGAAGTGGGTACAGTCTCGTTGCTCGGGGCAAATTACGTTATCGTCGAACGCTCAGATGGCACTCGACTACGCAAATGGCTCGATGCAATCGAACTCGTTGAAAGACAAGACCCCGACATCAAAGACAGAGAGGGAACCCAACCCGCACGATACCACTCTGGACTGAAGAAGTCCACCAAGGTTTCACGAGACGCTCACTTCAAGAAGCACGGTAAGAAGGCAGACGATGATGACTCTGCATACAAACCTGCGCCTGGCGATAAGACTGCAAAGACTAAACCTTCCAAGTACACCAAACAGTTCAAGGACATGTTTGATGAAAACGTAACCAAACAGGTAAAGGAAGAAATGGAGATTACCTTTGAAGGTATCTTTGCTCGTTCGGATGGTAGTCCGGAAACCACCGCTCAAATGATTTCACGTTGGGCATCCAGAACCACCAAGAAAAAACAGTACGATCAGGTTGCAAAATACATCCGTAAAGAGATGGAGAAGGATAAGGGTAAAAAGCATAGTGCAGAATATCATTCAGCTGAGGCTATTCGCAAATTTAACCTCAAGGGGTTTGATGACAGGGCACTTGCTCAGATCGTGAGAAACGAACAGACCGAAGAGACTGATCCTGTCAAGTCTGCACAGGATTCTATCGCTCGTGAGAAAGAACAAGACAAAAAGAAACATGACAAGATTCTTGACCGTGCAAGACTTGCACGTGCAAAACAAAAGAATAGGGAAACGAAATGAAGCGTTATGCACTCTGGGATAATCTGGGAAACCTAGAAGAGGGGCCTGATGGACTCGCTGCAAAAGCGAAGAAGTCGGGTATCTCCGTTGATACCTTGAAGAAGGTATACAACCGTGGGGTTGCCGCATGGAAGACCGGACATAGACCAGGCACTACTCCCCAACAGTGGGGTATGGCAAGAGTGAATGCGTTCATCGTTAAAAAGAAGAAAGGCAATCTGAACCACGACAAGGATCTTGCATAAATGAAAACGTTAAAAGATTTACGTGAGAAGTCAGTCTCACAAGCCCAACAAAAGATGATGGGTATGGCACTCGCATACAAGCGTGGTGAGATGGACGATGCGTCACCCGAAGTCAAGAAGATGGCAAACTCTATGTCTACGAAAGACCTAGAAGACTTCGCAAAGACCAAACACAAAGGTCTACCTGCGAAGAGAGTTGCAGAGGGTTTCACTCCTAAAGAAATCAAGATGGCAATCGGTGTTGCATCTGATAAACGATATGCGGATGGTAACTACACTGGTGCGGTCAAGGCTATCGAAAAGATCAAGAAGGGTCTATCTAAACATAGTCAAGTAGCGGCAGTTCTCAAGAGACAGAACGAGTCAACAGAACTTGTTTCTGAAGCAATTGATTTCTTCAAGGTCGCAAAAGCATTCGATGACTATGCGAAGAAGCATGGTGGTATCGATAAGTCATCCTTCATGAAGGTCGGTCAGTTTGTTCGTCAACTTGGTAAAGAGTCAGACGTAAACAAGCAGGACAAGACTTTCATGGCGATGAAGAAGTTTATTGGTGCAATGGACACTGACCCCCGTGATGGTGTGATTCAAATCCTCCAGAAGCATGGTATGTGGAAGAATGGTCGAATCATGCGTGAGTATCACGCTCAGAAGGAAGGAGTTGATTTCTTCGCACTGAGAGAAAAGAAAGACTCGTACCCTCTCTACCACAAGACTTATTCAGGTGCAATGGCTGCCGCATATGAGTATGCGAAGAAGAAGGGTTACGAAGTAGACCCCGACGATATTGATCGTAAGGTTGCAACTGGCCCTCGCAAACCGTCCAACGGTAAGACCAACAGTTTCACTCTCAAGTTAAAGGATGAGAATCGTAAGATGCTAGCAGTACAGGTGACCAATCTGGACAACAAGCGTTACGAACTCAATACCTATATCACATGAAATCATTTCAAGAACATTGCGACTGCGGAACAGAATCCAGACTCGTAGAGAACAATCCCTACCGTGTTGGTAGTGAGAAGTACTATGAGTACTGGAAAGATGTGCGTGAGCAGTATTACAACGGTGAACTGGAGATTGACACCCATGAGTTAGATATCATGGAGTCTGATCTGGGAACCTTTGCTCACGTCGATGGTCAAAATGTTGCCTTGGATTGCATTTTCGAAGAAGAGAAACAACCGGAACTGAACAAACCCAAAGCGGGTGGCCCGAAGAAGTACTACGTGTACGTCAAAGACCCCTCGACTGGTAACATCAAGAAAGTCTCGTGGGGAGATACCACAGGACTAAAGGTTAAGTTGAACGACCCTGCAGCTCGTAAGAGTTTTGCGGCAAGACATAAGTGTGCACAACAAAACGATAAGACAACTGCTGCATACTGGGCGTGTAGATTGCCTAGATACGCAAAACAATTAGGACTGAGTGGTGGCGGATCGTTCTTCTGGTAAACCTTATCACGATTTCCGGATGATGACGGATAATGTTATTATCCGTCTGTTTCGAAAAGAAACGCATGAGGAAGAGTTAATCTGGCATCGTGATCTGAATGATCGTGATGTTCTGGTAGAAGACGGTATCGGTTGGAAGTTCCAACTAGATAACGAGTTACCTGTCGAATTAAAGATTGGAGACAGGTTTAAAATTCCAAAGATGACATACCATCGTATTATAAAAGGTGATGGTGATCTTCTTTTGAGAATAAAAGAGATATAAATAGTAGAAGTACTTTATTCCAATGGGACTATTATGGCAGATACACAGGTAAAACGGTTAGACCGGATCGAAGAGAAAATCGACAAGCTCGCTGATGCTATGGTCACTCTTGCTCGGACAGAAGAAAAGATTCTGTCTATTGAGAAGGAGAATCATAATCATTTTGAGAGGATGAATCGATTCTCCGAGAAGTTAGATACTCTTCAGCGGACTGTGGACGATAATGCCAGAACGGTTTTGTTGATTAATAGAATTACTGTAATCGTGGGTACTGGTGTAATCGGTGCCTTAATTAAATTTTTCTGGTTCATGTAACGGAGACCTAAGATGAATACAAAAGACATCAAAAAAATGATGGAGGCATATCTTGAGGTTGTCTCCGAGAAGAAACACGCTAAGGAGTCTAAAGAAGAATGTCCTAAGTGTGAAGGCGAAGGGTGCGATCACTGCGATGGTAAAGGTTACCATGAAGTAGAAGAAGCCACCAAAAAAGAAAAGAAAGAACTTGATCCTGTAAACGACAAAGAGAACGACAAGCCGTTCGCAAAGCGTAAGGACAAGGACATCGACAATGACGGTGACGTAGACGGTTCTGACGAATACCTCCACAAGAAGCGTGCTGCAACCGACGATGCAATTGACGGTGGCGACAAGCCTGCCGACGATGGCGGTGATGACGAAAAAGACGACAAGAAGAAAAAGACTTCTGCAAACGTCAAAGGTAAGACCGCTGAAATTTCTAAGATTGGTGAGAAGACAACGACTAAAGAAGACGTTGATGCACTTATCTCTGCAATGGAAGAAGCTGCAAACCCCAAGAAGGGTGCAACTCCTCCCGAAGGTTTGACCGACAAAGAGTCTCCTAAGTCTAAGGAGTTCATGGCGAAACACACCGTGGACAAGAAAGACCATGACGAAATGGAGAAGATCGAAGAACCTAAAGAACGTAAAGTGAAGAAAGAGATGAAGGAATTCGAAGTTATTCGTGCACTTCTCTCTGGTAATCCCACAGGAGAATAATATGTCATTGACACCTCCCACATGGTGTTCGGATGCAGTACCCACTCGTAAAGGGTGGGTCGATCCTAGAACTGGTGAGCTATTAAAGGCACAACGCATTTCAGACGTTGATCTACAGGAGACACGTGATATGGTTAACGAACAAGTGGTACACTCAGCACCTCAGATGTTGCATGAAGCGCCTGTAGGTAATAAGAGTTTAGAGGATATGACCAAGGCAGAATTGATTGCCTTGGCAGAACAGACTGGTGTTATGGTAAGTCGTTCGGATACGAAAGGTGTGTTGGTGGAGAAACTTTCGTAATTATCCTATATAAAGGGGTAAACTAGGTATTTTATCCCTTAAGGTATATAATGGAAATCACACAAAAGAATTTAATGATCTTCGCTGCGAAGCATTACTACACACCCAAGTGTATCGACAGTGAACAGTTTTTTGAAGACCTGAAACGATTCAAGTATGTCAAACGACTTTTGAACCGTTACAGAGAAAGTGGAGAACTCAGTGAGAGGTTGATTCTGAACCATCTCATAGTTATCTTCAACGTGTTCGGTTATCCCGCTGGACTGAAGATACTTGAGTTCAAAGTACAAGAAGAAGAACACTGGGGAGTACTGAAACCGTTTCTGATATTTCTAAAAGCCATCGACGAATATGGTTATCCTGAAGTAGAAATGGACGGACTCGCAGTCGAACGGTTAAGAGAGATCAAAGGACAATAATATGGGATTGCTTAAAAGTGCTGCGGATGTTGTCTACACGATCCGATTTCTAAAACTTCTTGTAACACCAATAGAAGACACCGAAGCATACAAGTTAGGTATCATCGATGAGAAGGGTAAAAGACGCAAGGACTTCGACGACAACACAATGGAAAATCGTGAGGCCTTGCGAGACAACTACACTGCATTCCACAGACTTGTCTACAACATCAAGAAACTCATGGCAAAGGCGCCTGGCGGAAGTTCTCGCCTCGCATCCTATGCAGCTGCGTTATACCTTATCAAGGAACACGGAAACCTAGACGACAAGGGTCTAGAGAAAATCCATAAACAAACAGGCATCGATAGTCTTGACATGCTCGCTGAGGAAACGAAGTGGTACATGTTGAGAAACGATGAACTGTCGCCTGGCGTCTACAGGATGAAGAATCCTACGATGACCGCAAACTATGCCGATGTGGTCGAGTCAGGTGATCAAGTGAGAATCGTTGACGGTAATCCGATCAACGAAGTTTTTGGAATAAAAATCTATCAGGCATCCCATCTGAAGTCTCAACAAAGTCTATATATTACTACCGGAGAAATAACGAAGTGAAGTCTTTCAGTAAGTTCTACGAAGAAATGACTGGAACCAGTGCCGTACCTGGCGCTGGAGATGACTCTTCTACCGTTGTTGTTCGGAAGAAGCCTGCTGTCCGCAAGAGAAAAGAGTGGTCAGACAAGTATAAGAAATCTATAGACTGTGACAGCCCTAAAGGGTTTAGTCAGAAAGCACACTGTGCTGGGAGAGACAAATGACAACACTCATTCATCAAAACGACAATTCCCTTCTTGACATACCCGCTTTAACACTGTTATAATTACTCCCACTTAAGGAGTAGTTATGTCAACCCAAAACTTAGAATACGGTTATATCCTCGTTGTCTTCGACGGAGATGAGGACGTGTCTTGTATACATGAAATTCAAGACAAACATGAAAAAGATAAGTTAATTTACGTGGCCCGAAAGGGCACAACAGATAAATACCTCCACCCCGATAGATTCGTGGTGGAGAATTATGAGACCCCGATGACTTCTCACTTTCTATGGAATGGGAAAATCCTACCAGAAGAAGAGGATGAGTACATACTTGAGTTAGCTCTCAAGTTTCGTGACACCGGAAAACAAATCTACATAGAAGAGTATGAGTTCAATTCTTCAGAACCCTTCTATGACTACAGCAAATAATATGGGACAACAATGATTAAGATTGATAAGAGCAAGGATGCCCTACTCGCAGACTATGCGGTGGGCATGTTAAAGGATTTTTACCTCAACGAACATGAGAATAGTCCCCAAGAGGGATACAGACGTGCGGCAACCGCATGGTCGAGATATAAGGATGAACTTGATGAAGACCTCGCACAGCGTCTTTATGACTATGTTAGTAATAAGTGGTTTATGTTTGCTTCTCCAGTATTATCTAACGCACCGAATGGACACGGCAAAGGAAAGGGAATGCCCATTTCTTGTTTCCTTACATACGTCCCTGATACTTTGGAAGGTCTCATTGACCATAGTTCTGAGTTACGTTGGCTTAGTGTTTATGGCGGGGGTGTCGGGGGTCATTGGTCTGACGTGCGAACCGTGTCTGACATTGCTCCAGGCCCAATTCCGTTTCTACACACCGTAGACGCAGACATGATTGCGTACCGACAGGGTAAGACTCGTAAGGGTTCTTACGCTGCGTACATGGACGTGTCTCATCCAGATATTGTAGAGTTTCTTAACATCCGTATTCCTACGGGGGACGTGCAACGTAAGGCATTGAACCTCCACAACGCAATCAACATCACCGATGAGTTCATGACTGCGGTGACAGAGAATAAAGATTTTGATCTGCGTGACCCCAAGGGCGGTAAGGTTAAGGAAAGTATTAACGCACGTAAACTTTGGGAACGTATTATTGAAGTTCGATTCCGTACAGGTGAACCATACCTGAACTTTATCGATACTGCCAACCATGCGTTACCTCAAAAATTGAAAGACTTGGGTCTAAAGATTCATGGGTCTAATCTGTGTAATGAAATTCATTTACCGACAGGCCCTGATCGTACCGCCGTTTGTTGTCTGTCCTCATTAAATCTAGAGTACTACGATGAATGGAAAGATACGACTATTGTCCGTGATCTTGTGCGTATGCTCGATAACGTCTTGCAGTACTTTATCGACGAAGCACCGGACACGATCACCCGTGCTAAGTATAGCGCAATGCGAGAACGTTCCATTGGTTTGGGCGCAATGGGATTCCACTCTCTCCTCCAAAAACATGGGGTGGCTTGGGAATCTTCTACAGCAGTTGAAATCAACACCGTGGTGTTTAACCATATCAAACAAGAAGCAGTACGAGAAACCGAAGCCCTTGCAATTGAAAGGGGAGAGTATCCCGATGGAGAAGGAACGGGTAGACGCAACTCACACTTGCTTGCTATCGCCCCCAATGCGTCCAGTGGTGTTATCCTGTCCACCTCGCCCTCTATCGAACCCATGAAGGCAAATGCGTATACGCATCGAACCCGATCAGGAAGTTTCTTGGTAAAAAACAAACATTTGAAACAATTACTTACCGAACGGGAAATGGACAATGACTCTACTTGGACATCAATTATCACCAACAAGGGGTCGGTACAACATCTACCTTTCCTCACTGAAGGTGAGAAGGCGGTGTTCAAGACTGCACAGGAACTAGATCAGAATTGGGTGGTTACTCACGCTGCGGATAGACAACCCTACATTTGTCAGGGACAATCGGTAAATCTATTCTTCCCCTCTGGTGCATCCAAGTCTTATGTCAACAAGGTACACTTGAGGGCATGGAGAGATGGATTGAAGGGACTGTACTATCTACGTACCGAAGCGAAGTCTCGTGCAGAGAACGTATCGGAGAAGGTGGAACGAGTCGCACTTCAGGATGACAACCGTAGTATTGTCTATGGTAAAAAGAACTGTCCCTATTGCCAACTGGCGAAGGATGAGTTAACATTGCGAGGCATTCCGTTCGATTACATCGATCTGGAAGAACTTGGTAAGACGGCTGCAGAAGTGACTGGTCGTAAGGTCAAGTCTGTACCGCAAATTTACATCGAAGGTAATTACATTGGTGGGTATGATGAACTCATTGCGTTCATGAACAAAACCATTTTAGACACTTCAGAAGATAATGAATGTAGAGCCTGCGAGGGTTAAGGAGAATAAATTGTCGTTGTTAGATTTTAGCACAACATACAAACCGTTCAAGTACCCTTGGGCGGTAGAACTATCGAAGAAACACGAAGAGATTCATTGGATCGAAGATGAGGCAGAACTGTCCGAAGACGTACAGGACTGGCGAACCAAACTGACCGCTGATGAGAAAGAGTTCATCACTCAGGTACTCCGTCTGTTTACTCAGTCGGACGTACAGGTGGGTGAGAACTATCATGAGTTGTTGATTCCTAAGTTTAAGAATAACGAGGTACGCAACATGTTGTCCTCGTTTGCCGGTCGAGAGGCCGTGCACCAACGTGCGTATGCACTGTTGAATGATACCCTTGGTCTACCCGATGAAGAGTATCACAAATTCCTTGAGTACAAGGAGATGGCTGACAAGGTTGAGTTCATGAAAGAGGGTGACACATCCTCACATACGGGTCTTGCCCTTGCACTTGCACAGTCTGTGTTTAACGAGGGTATGAGTCTGTTCTCTTCCTTTGTGATGCTTCTCAACTTCCAACGTTTCGGTAAGATGAAGGGTATGGGTACAATCGTTGAGTGGTCTATCCGAGATGAGTCAATGCACGTTCAAGGCAATGCTAAACTGTTTCGAGCATTTTGCGAAGAACATCCTCGTATCGTCAATGACGAACTCAAGTCTAAGATTTACGAGATGGCCAAGACTGCAGTTGAATTGGAAGACAAGTTTATCAATCTTGCGTTCAAGGGTAATGAAGTACAGGGTCTCACTAAAGAAGAAGTACGCAAGTACATTCGACACATTGCTGACAGACGTTTGCTTCAACTTGGTATGAAAACAAAATTCCGTCAGAAGGACAATCCACTACCATGGCTGGATTGGGTACTGAACGGTGCATCACATGACAACTTCTTCGAAAAACGAGTCACTGAATATTCCGTAGTGGGTATGGAAGGAGACTGGGGTTGGGAAGAAGAACCTGAAGTCTGTGGACTAGACGGAAGAGGTTGCGCTGCATGACAGAACAGTTTTACTACGAAATGGAATGTGTTGTTTGCGACACGGTGGTGAAGCTGATTTGTAACTACGAAGATGATGATCCAATCCATTGCCCTATGTGTGGTACAGAGGCAGAGGTTACCTACTTAGGAGATAGTGACGCATATACATAAGTGTATGTGGAACTATAGAAACCTACCATTCGAACCAAGCGAAGACGAACTCAGCGAATACGTTGGGTTCGTCTATTGCATTACAGAACTAGACACCGGCAAGAAATACATCGGTAAGAAGTTCTTCTGGTCTACTCGCAAACTCCCTCCCCTTAAGGGCCAGAAACGCAAGCGCACAGTCAAGAAACAGTCTGACTGGAAAGACTACTACGGTTCTTCAGAACAATTAAAACTTCTTGTGGAAACAAAGGGCGGTGACGCATATCACCGTGAGATACTTCGTCTCTGCAAAACCAAAGGTGAGTGTTCGTACTACGAAGCGAAAGAACAATTTGATCGTGATGTCTTGTTATCAGATCGATACTACAATGAGTTTATAGGATGTAAGATTCATGCGAAACATATTAAGGAGAAGTTAATTGATAACACGTAAAATTATTAATCCTAATATCCTGTATGATACAAAGTATACAGCGGATCACATCTATTCTTTGATCAACCGTTGGAAACAACTGTTGTATCGTAACAAGGCACAGAAGGGTGACCTTGTTGCTATCGGTATTCTTAACGTCAACGTGTGGCACGTCTCCGCACTTATCGCCTGTGCGGAGTTGGGTCTGCGAGTTATACTATTGGACGCCCCTGCGAAAAAGGAGACATTACCCTTCACCAAACTCGCCAGGCACGGGCCTGCGAGGTTTTACATTGACGATGGTAGTGGACGTACCCTCTACGATGGACTACACCAACTCATGCTCAGTCGATATGGTGGTATGCAACTCACCTGTCAGATG